GACTCCATTATTTCCAGCCTACCTCAGGCTCGACTGCAGCCCGATCCGCGCCCCGATCCGGAGCAGATCAAGCGTGAGGGCTGGCGCGACCAGCAGATCCTGGTGATCTCGCCAGACGACGCGCGACTCGACTGGGTCGAACGCGAACTGCTGCGCCGGATCGGCGATCGGCTGTACGGGCCAAAGGAGCGTCAACATGGCTGAGTGGACGATCGAGACCGTGGCCGACCGGTTCATCGAGGCCGCACGAACCGCCCACCGCCTTCCTCCGGTTCGCGTGCAGGGGTACTTCAACTGCTGGCCGGCGATCAAACGCATGCCATGGGAAAACCTCGGCGCAGAGCCGCCGGTCTACCGCTTTCCTCCCGACCCTGCGGCCATCGACCGAATGCTGGAGACCATGCGTTGGGTGCAGTGGCTGGAAGAGGAACAGCGACACCTCGTCTGGATGCGGGCGCAGCGGTACCCATGGAAAGAGATCTGTTGCCGCTTCGCCTGTGACCGGACCACTGCCTGGCGTCGTTGGCAGGCGGCACTGGCGATCGTGGTCGAGCAGCTGCAAGCCGCGAGGAGACATGCCGCGGTCGCCAATTCGCGCGGACGTTGCGTGTAGTTGAGAACCTTTGCAAAGCCACTCGGAATCTTGCGGAACGCTGCGGGTTTTGACGCCTTTTCGGTGTGCAACATCTGGAGGGTTTTTCGCTAGTATTACGGCTAATCTCGCGAGCGAAGTACGTCTGAAGGCCACAGCACAGTCTGTGGCCTTCGTCGTTTCGGGCCCGCGATGGCCACGACCTGTTGCCACGGGTCCTTCCTGGCGACCAACCAATGCGGGGGGCGCAAGCGCGGCGCTTTTTTAGCGTCAGGGTGCGAACCAAGGTTCGCACGGTTCGCAGTTCGCACCCTGTACGTTCGCACCAACCCCAAAACCCGCCCACGGTTGTCGTCGGCGGGTTTTCTATTCTCAGGACACCATTTTTGAATACGCTCAACGTCGAGTACCGCAAGGTCGAGGCGCTGATTCCCTACGCCCGCAACCCGCGCACTCATTCCGATGCGCAGATTGCCAAGATCGCCGCCAGCATCGTCGAATACGGCTGGACGAACCCGGTCCTGGTTGATGGCGACAACGGCATCATCGCGGGCCACGGTCGTTTGGCTGCTGCACGCAAGCTGGGTCTGGATCAGGTGCCGGTGATCGAACTGGCTCATCTGACCGTCGCGCAGAAGCGGGCACTTGTGATCGCCGACAACCGGCTAGCGCTGGATGCGGGCTGGGACGAAGAAATGCTGGCCTTGGAACTGGCCGAGCTGACCGACGCGGGATACGACCTCGCACTGACCGGCTTCGAGGATGCCGAGATCGAGGCACTGCTCACCGGTGCGGTGGCCGTCGCGGATGATGAATCAGAGCCCGAAGCCGACGAGCCTGACGCGGCTGACGACGTGCTAGAAGCACCCGTCGTGTCGGTGTCCCGGCCGGGCGATCTCTGGGCAATTGGCCCGCATCGCCTGATCTGTGGCGACGCCTCCGACCGGAACGTGGTCGCTGCGCTGATGCAGGGTGAAGTCTCTCGACTGTGCTTCACCTCGCCACCCTACGGCAACCAGCGCGACTACACCTCGGGCGGCATCTCCGATTGGGACGGCCTGATGCGCGGCGTGTTCGCGCACCTGCCGATGGCAGGCGACGGTCAGGTGCTGGTCAACCTGGGCCTCATCCACCGCGACAACGAGGTGATCCCGTACTGGGACGCTTGGCTGGGTTGGATGCGTGCACAAGGCTGGCGGCGCTTCGCGTGGTACGTCTGGGATCAGGGGCCGGGCATGCCCGGCGACTGGGCAGGCCGCTTCGCGCCGAGCTTCGAGTTCGTCTTTCACTTCAACCGGGAGAGCCGCAAGCCCCACAAGATCGTGCCGTGCAAGCACGCCGGGCAGGAGTCGCACCTTCGCGCCGACGGGTCGTCCACCGCGATGCGCGGCAAGGATGGCGAGGTGGGCGGCTGGACGCACAAGGGGCTGCCGACGCAGGACACCCGCATTCCCGACTCTGTGATCCGCGTGATGCGCCACAAGGGCAAGATCGGCCAGGACATCGACCACCCGGCCGTGTTCCCGGTCGCGCTGCCGGAGTTCGTGATCGAGGCCTACACCGACGCAGGCGACATCGTGTTCGAACCCTTCGGCGGCAGCGGCACGACGATGCTGGCGGCCGAGCGCACCGGTCGGATCTGCCGCAGCGTGGAGATCGCCCCGCAGTACGTGGACGTGGCCATCAAGCGGTTCAAGCAGAACCACCCCGGCGTGCCGATCACCTTGATCGAGAACGGTGGTATCCCCTCAGGTCAGTCCTTCGAGCAGGTCGCCGCCGAGCGCGCTACCACTTCTGACATCGAGGTGATGGCATGAACTGGCTGGCCGACAAGATCGAACAGTGGCCGACCGCCAAGCTGCTGCCGTACGCTCGCAACGCGCGCACCCATTCCGAGGAGCAGGTGGCGCAGATCGCCGCCAGCATCGCGGAGTTCGGATTCACCAATCCGATCCTGGCGGGCAGCGACGGCATCATCGTCGCTGGCCACGGTCGTCTCGCCGCCGCCCAGAAGCTGGGTCTGGAACGGGTACCGGTGGTCGTGCTCGATCACCTGACGTCGACCCAGCGCCGTGCCTTGGTCATCGCGGACAACCGCATCGCCGAGAACGCGGGCTGGGACGACGCGATGCTGCGGATCGAACTCGAAACCTTGCAGCTCGAAGGCTTCGATCTGGACATCACCGGCTTCGACGCCGACGCGCTGGCCGAACTGATCGCGGGTGACGAGCCGGACAATGAGGGTCAGACGGATGAGGATGCGTTGCCCGAGGTCAGCGAGACACCCATCTCGCATCCGGGTGATGTCTGGATAATGGGCCAGCACCGGCTGCTATGCGGCGACTCGACCGAGACCGAGAGCTACGAGCGGTTGATGCAAGGCACAGTGGCGGACATGGTCTTCACCGACCCGCCGTACAACGTGAACTACGCCAACAGCGCCAAGGACAAGATGCGCGGCAAGGATCGCGCGATCCTGAACGACAACCTGGGCGAAGGCTTCTACGACTTCCTGCTGGCGGCGCTAACGCCTACCGTCACGCATTGCCGGGGCGGCATCTACGTGGCGATGTCGTCCAGCGAACTGGATGTGCTGCAGGCTGCCTTCCGCGCCGCCGGTGGAAAGTGGTCGACGTTCATCATCTGGGCCAAGAACACCTTCACGCTGGGCCGGGCCGACTACCAGCGCCAGTACGAACCGATCCTGTACGGCTGGCCCGAGGGTGCGCAACGCCACTGGTGTGGTGACCGCGATCAGGGCGATGTGTGGGCTATCAAGAAGCCGCAGAAGAACGATCTGCACCCGACAATGAAGCCGGTGGAGCTGGTCGAGCGCGCGATCCGCAATTCGAGCCGCCCGGGTAACGTGGTGCTCGATCCCTTCGGCGGCTCCGGCACGACGCTGATCGCTGCCGAGAAGTCAGGCCGTGTCGCGCGGCTGATCGAGCTCGATCCGAAGTACGTGGATGTGATCGTGCGCCGGTGGGAGGACTTCACCGGCCAGACGGCCATCCGCGAGGCAGCAGACCAGGAAGTGTGCGCCAGTTGAATGGCTGGCCGGGCTGCTTGGCCTCTTCTTCCTCGGCGATGCGCCGTAGGATTTGCAGGGTGGTGAGATCGCGCGGCAGTGCCATGCACATGACGCGCACAGCCTGCTCGATGGAGATGTCTGGACGCCGGTTGGCAATCAGCCAACGCAGCGCCTGCTCGCGTTCGGTGGCGATCGCTTTCATCAGGCAGCCATCTCTTCGCAGATTTCGCAGTGGATCACAAAGCCTGTCAGGTAAGGCAGGCCGCGCGGGATTCCGTACTGCTTGCTGGTCTGGCGGCCAATCGTCCAGCCCATCCAACGTTGGGTGGCGGCCTTGATCGCATCCTGCAAGGCTTGGCCTTGGTACAAGCCGTTCTGGACGTCGTCGGCAAAGTGGCGTCCGTGGCGGCTGTCGAGGAAGGTCCGCACCGATTCGAGGGGCTGGTGGGTGGCGTCCGAAATAGCGTTCATGGCCAGGGGCCATGCGGCGCTGGCGTGTTCGTTCATCGTGCCCCAAAAACCCCAGGCTTCGTTTTGGGTGGCGGGTATCTGGTTGGTGGTCATGGTGTCTTCTCCGGGTTGATCGTTGCGACACCTGTAGTAACGCGCTGTTCGATTGAGAAGCCAAGCTGTTCCTGGCCTCTTTTCCGATCAATTTCGCTTACCCGAGACGGGCTACGTAGCGGGCGTAATCACCGCCCTCGGGATTGACGTAGAGGTAAGGGCGTCCGGGAGCAGTGACCTCGACGCAGAGGTGGCCGTCGCCAGTGCCGCCACCCTTGCCACGCAGCCAGTCGCGTGACACCAGCAGGCTGCGCCCAAAGGCGTCGAATTCGGCAGGGGTGAGCTCCTTGGTCTCGGTGACGTAGACCTTGTGCTGGTCGCTCCCGCCCAGTTCGCCGAGGTCGGCAGGTTTGCGTGCAAACGGTAGGCGGATGCTCAACTCTTCGACCTGGAGGCTTTGGCCTGCGAACTGCAGGGTGCGTGGGGTGCGTTCGATGGTGATGGTCATGGTGCTCATGGCGGTTTTCCTAGTGTGGCGTCGTCAATCACGACACCTGTATGAACGCGCTGGTGGGGAGAGAAGCCAAGCTATTCATGGCTCCTCTCGCCATCGTTTTCAGGCGATGCGGTAGATCCGCTCGCCGCCCTGCGGCTTGTCCGACACGATGTTCAGGCCAAGTTTTTTCTTGAAGGCTCCGGCGAAGGTGCCGCGCACCGTGTGCGCCTGCCAACCGGTGGCTGTGCAGATCTGGCCGATGGTTGCGCCCTCAGGGCGTTGCAGCATCCGGATCACTTCGGCCTGCTTGCTGTTCTCGCGGGTGCGTGGCTTGACCCACGTTGCTTCGGCGGCGGTTACGGCGGCCTCCAGTTCGGGATCGCTCGCCGTCGCTGGCACACCTTCGGCATTGGCGATGATCCGGTCGAGATTGGCTTCGAATTGACCGACTTGCTTCTTGTTCAATCCAGGGCGCGCAACGCCCAAGGCGTCGTAGCCCTCCGCTGCGACAAACCAGTCGGTGCCGTCGCTGGTGATCAGTGCGCGGTTGGAAAGTCCGTCGAGCACCTTCTTGCGCGCGCCGCCTTTGATGTTGTCGGGGAACCAGTCGATCTTGCCGCTGGTGTGTTCAACCGCGTGGGCAAGGATCGCGTGCTGGGCCGGGGTGAGTTGGGTGGTGATCATGTCTTGCTCCTTCGATGTGGTGGATGGTGATGTGATGAACGCGCTGTTCCCAAGTGAAGCCAAGCGCTTTCTGCTTGGCTTCTTCGCTTCGCAATCAGGTGTTGGCCTTGTCTGACGGGTTGGCATTGCGCCCCTGCTCAAGACCCGCGTTGAAGGCAGCTTCAAGCGCATCGCGTAGGCACCAGACCGCCACATCGTGGAAATCGAGGCTGTCCGAGCGGCGGGTTTCCAGGGTTTCGATGCCCAGCTTGTTTTGCGCGATCTGGGTCAGGAGTTGTTCGAGCTTGCTCATGTCCGTGTCCTTTCATGGTGTTGATGACGAACGTATGAACGCGCTGTTCCAGATGGAAGCCAAGCTCAATTCGCATGAATGACGAACAAATGATTGAAGGTGCCCCGAAGGGGAAATATGGGTATTTCGATTCGTGCCTACGCACGCCACCGAGGGGTGTCCGATGCAGCGGTGCGCAAGGCCATCGCTGCTGGGCGGATCACGCCGGAGGCAGACGGAACGATTGATGCCGAGCGCGTCGACCGCGAGTGGGCGCGCAATTCCGATGCACCGCGCAGTGGCACGGCCACCCGTGCGGTCAAGGTCGCTGTCCCGGAGTCCAGCGGACCTACAGCAGATGGACAAGCAGCCTCATTGGCAACATCCGCAGCAGGTGGCACGTCCTTGTTGCAGGCGCGGACGGTCAACGAAGTGGTCAAGGCGCAAACTAACAAGGTGCGCCTGGCCCGCCTTAAGGGCGAGCTGGTAGATCGGCCGCAGGCCATCGCCCATGTTTTCAAGCTGGCGCGCTCCGAACGCGATGCCTGGCTCAACTGGCCCGCACGCATCTCGGCACAGATGGCAGCCAAGCTCGGCGTCGATCCTCACACGATGCACATCGCCTTGGAGGCGGCGGTGCGTGAGCACCTGCAGGAACTGGGCGAGATGCGCCCAAGGGTGGATTGATGAACATGGACTACGAAGGCGCTGCCGAGATTGAACGCGCGTGGCGCGAAGGACTGACTCCCGACCCGCTGCTCACCGTGTCCGAATGGTCGGATCGCCATCGGATGCTCTCCAGCAAGGCATCTGCCGAACCCGGGCGCTGGCGTACCAGTCGCACGCCGTACCTGAAAGCAATCATGGACTGCCTGTCGCCGACCTCGCCGGTCGAGCGCGTGGTGTTCATGAAGGCGGCACAGCTTGGCGCGACCGAGATGGGATCGAACTGGATCGGCTATGTGATCCATCACGCACCCGGGCCAATGATGGCGGTGTGGCCGACAGTGGAGATGGCCAAGCGCAACTCCAAGCAGCGCATCGATCCGCTGATTGAGGAGTCGTCCGCACTGGCTGAACTGATTGCACCGGCGCGCAGCCGGGATTCCGGCAACACCATCCTGGCCAAGGAGTTCCGGGGTGGCGTGCTGGTGATGACCGGGGCCAACAGCGCGGTCGGCCTGCGCTCGATGCCGGTTCGGTATCTGTTTCTAGACGAGGTCGACGGCTATCCGTTGGACGTCGAGGGTGAAGGGGATGCGATCTCGCTGGCCGAAGCCCGCACACGCACCTTTGCTCGGCGCAAGATATTCATCGTTTCGACGCCGACGATCTCAGGGGCATCGGCTATCGAGCGCGAGTACGAGGCCAGTGACCAACGTCGCTACTTTGTGCCGTGTCCGCATTGCTCCCACCGTCAGTGGCTGCGTTTCGAGCAGCTGCGTTGGGACAAAGGGCAACCGGAGACCGCCGCCTACATCTGCGAGTCATGTGACACCGCGATTGCCGAGCACCACAAGACGTGGATGCTGGAGCACGGCGAGTGGCGCGCGATGATCACCGATGGCGCGGGTAAGACGACAGGCTTCCACCTGTCGTCGCTGTACAGCCCGGTGGGCTGGCGTTCGTGGCGAGAGATCGCCGCTGCGTGGGAAGCTGCCGTCAGTAAAGAGTCGGGATCGGCCGCCGCCATCAAGACCTTCAAGAACACCGAGCTAGGCGAAACCTGGGTCGAGGAAGGCGAAGCGCCGGACTGGCAACGACTGGTCGAACGCCGCGAGGACTACCGCGTCGGTACGGTGCCGCAAGGTGGTCTGCTCTTGGTCGGCGCGGCCGACGTGCAGAAAGATCGCATCGAGGCGTCGGTCTGGGCCTTCGGGCGTGGCAAGGAGTCCTGGCTGGTTGAACACCGCGTGCTGATGGGTGACACCGCCCGCGACGCGGTGTGGAAGCGCCTCGCTGAAATGCTGGCTGAAACATGGACACATGCCTCGGGCGCTGCGATGCCGCTGGCGCGCTTTGCCTTGGATACCGGGTTTGCCACGCAGGAGGCCTACGCCTTTGTGCGGGCTTGCCGCGATTCGCGTGTGATGGCGGTCAAGGGTGTGCCTCGCGGTGCAGCCTTGATCGGCACGCCGACCGCCATCGATGTCTCGCAAGGCGGCAAGAAGCTGCGCCGAGGCATCAAGGTGTACACGGTGGCGGTGAGCATCGCCAAGCTGGAGTTCTACAACAACCTTCGCAAGAGCGCCGACGTGGCCGAGGACGGCTCCACCCCGGTCTATCCGGCCGGGTTCGTCCACCTGCCCAAGATCGATGCCGAGTTCATCCAGCAACTCTGCGCGGAACAACTGATCACCCGGCGTGACCGCAACGGCTTCCCGGTGCGCGAGTGGCAAAAGATGCGTGAGCGCAATGAAGCGCTCGACTGCTACGTCTACGCCCGCGCGGCTGCATCGGCGGCGGGTCTGGATCGCTTTGAGGAACGTCACTGGCGGGAACTGGAGCGACAACTGGGACTGGCTAGTCCGCCAGCCCTTGAAACACCTACTGAATCCATCAACGAGGCCACCCAACGCGGTGGCCTCGCTGTTTCTGGCAACCGCAACACCGGTCGGCGCGTGATCAAAAGCCGCTGGCTGTCCTGACACCCCAAGGAGAAAACATGAGTCTTGCTACCCGTATCGAAAGCCTGGTCATCCGCGTCGCGCAGGAGTTCAACGACGTCCGCGCCAAGGCGGGCAACCTGGCCAACCTCACCACCACCGACAAGTCGAATCTGGTCGCGGCCATCAACGAACTGAAAGCCGCCGTGGTGTCGTCGGCGGTGATCGACGATGCGCACGTCGCGGCCACGACCACGTACTCGTCCAACAAGATCGTCTCGCTGCTCGATGCGCTCAAGACCGAGATTTTGGGCGGTGCCGATGCCGCCTACGACACGCTGGTGGAAATCCAGCAACTGCTGCAGAACGGCACCAGTGGCCTGGATGCCTTGCTGGCCGCCGTCAACAACCGCGTGCGCTTCGATGCGGCGCAGTCGCTGACCGTCGCCGAACAACTCCAGGCGCGCAGCAACATCGGTGCCGTCGCGGCCAGTGATGTCGGCAACACCGACACCGATTTTGTCGCGGTCTTTGTGGGTGCGCTGGTCTGATGAGCCTCGCATCGCGCATCAGTGCGCTGGCCAGTCGTGTCGGGCTCGAGGTCAAGACCAAGATCGACGCAACCCACCCCGGTCTGGCCCGGGCGTGGGTGTGCTTCGGCTACGTCGGCAACCAGATCGTCGTGCGCTCGTCGCACAACGTGGCCAGCGTGACCCGGACGGCGGCAGGCCGCTACCGCGTGACCTTCGCCACCGCCATGCCGGACGCCAACTACTGCTGGACGGCGCTCGCCCGCAGCAGCACCAACAGCGGCACGCAGCGCATTGCCATCGTGCGATCCAGCACCGACCTGAAGACCGCCCAGTACGTCGACATCAGTTGCGCCACCACGGCCGCATCGTTCGACGACTCCTCCGAAATCAACCTTACGGTGTTCCGCTGATGGCCTACACACAAGCACACCTCGACGCACTGGAAGCGGCGCTGGTCAAGGGCGAAAAGCGCGTGACCTTTGGCGACAAGACCGTCGAGTACCGCAGCGTCGATGAACTCCAGGCTGCCATAGCGGCGGTCAAGCGCGACCTCTTCGAGCAGGCCGTAGACACCGGACTGTGGCCTGGCGCGCCACGCCAGATCCGGGTCACCACCGGCAAAGGGTTCTGAACATGCAATGGTTTGACCGAATGCGTAGACGCGTCGGCATGAGTCTGCTTGGCGGCACCCCGTTCTATGACGGTATCGGTGGCGGCCGCCGCGCATTGGCGTGGCAGGTCGGCAATCCAGGCGCAGTCGCAGCACTGGCGTTCACCCAGAACGAATTGCGCGCCAAGAGCCGCGATCTGGTACGCCGCAATGCCTGGGCAGCGGCAGGCGTTGAAGCCTTTGTCTCGAACGCCATCGGCACCGGCATCAAGCCGCAGAGCATGCTGGCCGATCAGTCCTTGCGCGAAGCGATCCACAGCCTGTGGTGGGACTGGTGCGAGGAAGCCGATGCCGCCGGACTGACTGATTTCTACGGCCTGCAGGCCTTGGCCTGTCGCGCCATGCTCGAAGGCGGGGAATGTCTGGTGCGGCTGCGCTATCGCCGCCCGGAGGATGGCCTGCCGGTGGGCCTGCAATTGCAGTTGCTCGAACCCGAACACCTGCCAGCCACGCTGAATCAGGAGTTGGCTTCGGGAAATGTGATCCGTGCGGGCATCGAATTCGACAAGCTCGGACGGCGGGTGGCTTACCACCTGTATCGCTCGCATCCGGGTGATGGCTCACTGGCTCCGATGTCGGGCACCGGTGACGTGGTGGGCGGACTCGACACGGTGCGTGTCCCGGCCAACGAAATCATCCACCTGTTTCGTCCCTTGCGGCCTGGACAGATCCGGGGCGAACCGTGGCTCGCCCGGGCGCTGGTCAAGCTCAACGAACTCGACCAGTACGACGACGCGGAACTCGTGCGCAAGAAAACCGCAGCGATGTTCGCGGGCTTCATCACGCGCCTGTCACCTGAAGACAACCTGATGGGTGAAGGCTTGCCGGATGCCAGCGGTGCGGCATTGGCCGGGCTGGAGCCGGGCACGATGCAGATCCTGGAGCCCGGCGAGGACGTGAAGTTCAGCCAGCCCGCCGACGTCGGCGCAAGCTACGCCGAATTCCTGCGCATGCAGTTTCGGGCGGTGGCTGCGGCGATGGGCATCACCTACGAGATGCTGACCGGCGACCTGACGCAGGTGAATTACTCGTCGATCCGGGCCGGGCTGCTGGAGTTTCGCCGCCGCTGTGAGGTCATCCAGCACGGCGTGATCGTCCACCAGCTGTGCCGCCCAATCTGGCGTGCCTGGATGGAGCAGGCGCTACTTGAAGGCGCGCTGGCGCTGCCGCAGTTCACCGAGAAGAAGCGCGACTACTTCGCGGCCAAATGGATTCCACAGGGTTGGCAGTGGGTCGATCCCAAGAAGGAATTCGACGCAATGCTGACCGCCATTCGCGCCGGGCTGCTGTCTCGCTCGGAAGCCATCTCGGCCTTCGGCTACGACGCCGAGGACATCGACCGCGAGATCGCCGCCGACAACCAGCGCGCCGATGCGCTCGGTCTGGTCTTTGACTCCGACCCGCGCCACGACAAAGCGCCCCAACCATCGACATTGGGCGCTCCCATGAATGCGGCCGCCACGGTGACCGTGCCGCAAGACCAACAGGACAACTGACATGCAACTCGTTCATCTGACGTCCCGCCTCTACGGGACGCCGCTCCTCATTGCGCGTCCCAAACTCGACGTGATCCTCTCCGTTTTGGGTTCCCGCATCGGCTTGCCCGATCTGGACATGGCAATGCCGCTGCCCATGCCGCGCCAGGCCGCCACCCCGGGTCAGGCGGGCATTGCCGTCATCCCGGTGGTCGGCACGCTGGTCAGACGTTCGATGGGTATCGAAGCCGCCTCTGGCCTGATGTCCTACGGCGAGATCGAAGCCCGACTGGACGCCGCGCTGGCCGACCCACAGGTGGCGGGCATCCTGCTCGATCTGGATTCGCCCGGCGGCGAGGCATCGGGTGTGTTCGAGTTGGCCGAGCGCATCCGCGCTGCCTGCACCATCAAGCCGATCTGGGCGCACGCCAACGACGCCGCGTACTCGGCGGCGTTCGCCATCGCGGCAGCCTGCCAGCGCCTGACGCTGTCGCAAACCGCAGGCGTCGGGTCGATAGGTGTGATCGCGCTGCACGTCGACCAGTCGGTGAAGGATGCCAAGGATGGAATCCACTACACCGCCGTCTTTGCGGGTAGCCACAAGAACGATTTCTCGCCGCACGAGCCCCTCAGCCCCCATGCCACCACCGCGCTACAGACCGAGGTGGATCGGCTCTACGACATCTTCGTGAAGCAGGTCGGCCAGATGCGCGGCCTCGACCCGGATGCCGTGCGCGCCACCGAGGCGGGTCTGTTTTACGGCGAGCAGGCGGTGGCAGTTGGCCTCGCCGACGCCGTGATGCCGCTCGAACAGGTGATGACCGAATTCACCGAAGCGTTGGCGGCCAAGCAGCGGCTGGCGCAGCCCGGTGTGGCCCGCGCCTCGCCGCGAAGCCTTTCCACGCAAGCCATCTCAAACCCGCCCCGAAGCAAACCTTTCACCCTGGAGAACACCATGACCGAACCCCAAGACGAGCACGAAGACACCACCCTTGATCCGACCGAGGCCGACCCACAGGGCGATCAGCCGCAGCCCGACGGCGACCCGCAACCGACGCCTGCTGCCCATGCGGCTCTGGCGCAGTCCTTCGCCAGCGGGCGCGGCCAAGCGCAGGCCATTGCAGAGCTGTGCCTGATCGCGGGCCAGTCGCAACGCACAGCGGAGTTCCTCGCCTCGGGCTTCTCCGAAGCGCAGGTGCGCCGTGCCTTGCTCGATGCCCGTGCCGACCAGCCCGAAATTGCTTCGCGCATCACCGCCGATGCCGGTACCAGCCAGCGCCCGGAAAACAGTCCGGTGGTCGCTGCCGTCAAGAAACTCACCGCCAAGGAGTAAGCCATGCCCTCTGTCTCTCAACCCAAGAACCTCGGCGACCTGCTGAAGTACGAAGCGCCGAACCTCTACTCGCGCGACCAGGACACCGTCGCTGCTGCGCAGAACCTGCCGCTGGGCACCGTGGTGGGCCGTGAAACGGCTACCGCCAAGCTTAAGGCCATCGACCCGAGCGCCACGGACGGCACGGAAATCGCCGTTGGCGTGCTCGGCAATGACATCGATGCGACGCTGATCGACCGTGAGGACGCCATCCTGATCGCTCGTCACGCCATCGTCGCCCGAAGCGTGCTCGTCTGGCCCACAGGTATCACGGCCGCGCAAAAAGCCGCCGCCGTCGCCCAACTGGAAGTGCGCGGCATCCTGGTCCGCGACAGCGTCTGACCGACACCCCCGATCCCACCCCGCACGACCCGCCGCCGGCGGGTTTGCTGTTTCTGGAGTCCCGACATGCTCAATCCCTTCGACAACCCCGGCTTCTCGATGGCCAGCCTGACGGCGGCCATCAACCTCCTGCCCAACCGCTATGGGCGGCTGGAGCAACTCAACCTGTTCCCGGCCAAGCCGGTGCGCACCCGGCAGATCCTCGTCGAGGAGTACGCCGGTCGTCTGAACCTGCTGCCCACCCGGCCGCCCGGTTCGCCCGGCACGGTGGGTGAACGGGGCAAGCGCAACCTGCGCTCCTTCGTGATCCCGCACATCCCGCACGACGACGTGGTGCTGCCCGAGGAAGTGCAAGGCCTGCGCGCCTTCGGGTCCGAAACCGAAATAGAAGCCATCGGCGGTGTCATGGCCCGCCACCTGGAGACCATGCGCAACAAGCACGCGATCACGCTGGAGCATCTGCGCATGGGTGCGCTCAAGGGCAAGATCCTCGACGCCGACGGCAGCGAGCTCGTCGATCTGTTCGACGAATTCGACATCACGGCGCAATCGGTGTCCTTCGAGTTCTCGACGGCAGCCGACAACGGGCAAATCAAGAGTGCCTGCCTGGAACTGCTGGGGCTGATGGAGGATGGCCTTGCGGGCGAGTTCTCGACCGGTGTGCACGTGCTGTGCTCGACCGAGTTCTTCCGGGCGCTGACCACCCACAAGGAGGTCAAGACCGCCTACCAGAACTGGCAGCAGGGCGCGGTGCTCATCAACGACATGCGCTCAGGTTTCAGCTACAGCGGCATCACCTTCGAGGAATACCGTGGGCAAGCATCCTATGTGAAAGACGATGGCACGCTGGGCACGCGCCGCTTCATCGCCGCAGGGGAAGCCCATGCTTTCCCGATCGGCACGGTGGATACCTTCGCCACCTACTTCGCGCCGGCGGACTTCAACGAGACCGTCAACACCCTCGGCCAGCCGCTGTATGCCAAGCAGGAGCCGCGCAAGTTCGACCGGGGTACCGATCTGCACACGCAGAGCAATCCGCTGCCGATGTGCCACCGCCCGGGCGTGCTGATCAAGCTCGTGGCTGCCTGATGGATGTCGCGACCTTGTACGAGGCGGCCCGCCATGCCGGACTGCTGACACCCGTCACGGTGGCGGGCAGCACCGTGCACTGCGCCTTCCGTGCCCCGGATGAAACCGTGCTGGATGGTTTCGCGCTGTCGCGCGACTACCAGATCGACTACCCGGCCGCGTGGCTGACGCTGGCCGTCGGCGACACGGTCGAGGTGGCCGGCAATACCTACCAGGTGCGCGAGGTGCGGGCGATCGGCGACGGCACCGAGCGTCGCGCTTCGCTTTCCCAACCTTGAGGTTACTGACATGAACTCTGTCCGCGAGCGCATATTGCGGGAGGTCGTCGCACGCCTGTCTTCTGCGATTGCACCGACTCCGGTGCTGCGCATGCCCGCCGTGCCGGTCACCCGCGAGGCCAGTCCCGCGCTGTTGCTGTTCGCCGACGGTGACAGCATCACCGCCCACGCTAACCACCTCGTCGACCGGCTTCTGATCCTCCGGTTCGCCGTCGTGGCGCGCGGGGCGGATGCCTTCGACGTCGCTGACCAGGCGCTGGTCGCGGCCCACGCGGCAATGCTCGCCGACCCGAATCTGGGCGGTCTGGCCATCGCCGTGCGCGAGATCGACTGCGAATGGGAGTTCGACGACGCCGACGCCGGGGCCGTCGCGCTGCCCGCCCGCTACGAAATCCGCTACCGCACCCACGCCATTGATCTCACCCAAACAGGATGAACCCCTTATGCCAAATCTCTCCATCGAACTACTGAAACCCCATACCCACGCAGGCAAGCGCCTCGCCGTGGGTGATCGCCTTGATCTGAATGACGCCAGTGCCCGTTGGCTGATCACACAAGGCACGGCCAAAGCGGCCACCCCAGCCACCGATTCCAAACCCACCCGCCGTGATGCCACGTCCGGTGTTTCCACAACTGCAGCCACCCAAGGAGACTGAACATGGCTTACTTTTCCGGACAAGGCCGCGTCTACATCGGCGCACGCGATGACCTCGGCAATCCAGCAGGACTGACCTTCGTCGGCAACGTGCCCGAGCTGAAGGTGTCGCTGTCGGTGGACACCATCGAGCACCAGGAAGCGCAGTCGGGTCAGCGCCTGACTGACCTGCAACTCATCAAGACCAAGAAAGGCGAGTTCGCCTGCACGTTGGAAGAGCTGATCGCCACCAATCTGGCGCTTGCGCTCTACGGCACCACGACCACGATCACCCCCGGCACGGTAACTGGCGAACTACTGCCCAATCCGGTCACCCCGGGCAGTCTGTATCCGCTGGCCATGCAGAACGTGTCCGCCGTGCAGATCCAGGATTCGGACGCCACGCCCAAGACGCTCCCGGCCAGCCAGTACAGCCTCAATGCCAAGCACGGTTCGCTGGTGGTGCTGGATGCCACGTCGGGCGGCCCGTATACCGAGCCGTTCACCGTCGATTACGCCTATGGCGCGGCGCAGAGCACGGCGATGTTCACTCAGCCGCTGCCCGAGCGCTGGATTCGCTTCGAGGGGCTCAACACCGCCGACGGCAACCGCGAGGTGGTGATCGACCTCTACCGCGTAGCCATCAACCCGGCCAAGGAGCTCTCGATCATCACGGACGAACTGCTCAAGTTCGAACTCTCCGGGCAGGTACTGGCTGATCTGACCAAGCCAGTCGGTGGTGATCTCGGCCAATTCGGACGTCTGGTGCTGCTGTGATGGATGACTTCAAAACCTTCCCACCCGCACCGGTGGTTGTGACGCTGTCCGGTACCGCGCTGGAACTGACGCCGATCCGGCTGGGTGAGTTGCCACGGCTGCTGGCCGTGGTGCGCCCGCTGGCCGAGGAAATCACCAGTGATCCGGACTGGATGGCGCTGCTGGGACGGCACGGCGATGCCGTGCTGGATTTGCTGGCGATCACCACCCGGCGTGAACGCGCGTGGATCAACGACCTGTCGCTGGAGGACGCCGTGCAACTGGCCGCCGCCGTGTTCGAGGTGAACGCGGATTTTTTCGTGGCGCACGTCGTCCCGGCGATTCAGGGCGCGGCCCAGCGACTCGCGCCGACGCTGCGCTCGCTGACGAGCTCGGCTGGGACGCCGCCGTCGCCCGCCTGATCCGCGCCGGGCACCGCCTGGACGACGTGATGGCCTACACGCTCACACAGGCGCAAGCCTTTCTGGATGCCGACGGCCAGATCGAACGGCAGCAACTTGCCCAGTTGCTCGGCATCCATGCCGTGGCTGCCCAGGGCGAGAAGCGTGGCATCGAACAACTGCAACGCGATCTGCTCAAGGACTGACCAATGCGTCTCTCGCTCACCACCACCGGTCTGCTGGACCCGCGCCAGTTGGCGGCGTGGAGCACCGAGCGGCGTCGCGCCATCCACACCGCCGTCGCCAAGGGCATGCAGTCCGGTGGGCGTGAAGTGCGTGATGCGGCGCGATCCGAGATGCGCAGTGCCTTCACCGTCAAGCGCAACAGCTTTATCTCCTCGATGGGCGTGAAGGTGTTCGACAAGAAGCCCGAACTGCTACCCGCCCTGCTGGTGGGCAGCAAGATCCCGTGGCTCGGCCTGCATGAAAAAGGCGGCTCGGTGAGCGGCAATCTGCTGATCCCGCTGCTGCCCGGTCGCATCGGCCCCAAACGCTTCAAGGCGGTCATCGACGGCCTGATGCGTTCGGGCAATGCCTTCTTCATCGAGAAGAACGGTCGCGTGCTGCTGATGGCCGAGAACATCAAAGAGAACGCCGGGCAGCTGGGCCGCTTCAAACGTGCCGAGCGTGGTCGTACCGGGGCCAAGCAGATCAAGCGTGGCCAGGAAATTCCCATCGCCGTGCTGGTCAAGCGCGTCGATCTCAAGCGGCGGCTGAATCTGGCGGGTGGGGTGCAGCGTGCGTTGCCAGCCTTGGCCCGGGCGATTCAACAAGAACTGGACAAAGTCTGATGGCAAGCAATCGTGCCCAAATCCTGATCAGTGCCGTCGACCAGACCAAGACCGCCTTCGACTCGATCAAGCGGGGCTTGGGTGGCCTGACCGACACCGCCAAGAGTGTCAACGGCGTGCTGGCCAACCTCGGCGTGGCTGTCTCGGTAGCGGGACTGACCGCGATGGTGAAATCGGCCATCGACACCGGCGACGCGCTGGACGAGATGTCGCAACGTGTCGGTGTCAGCGTCGAGACCCTGTCGGTATGGAAACCGGCAGCCGAGCAGTCCGGTGTGTCCGGCGAATCGTTCGAGAAGGGGCTGCGCAAGCTGTCCACCACGATGCTGGAAGCCGCGACTGGGTCGGAAGATGCCGCTCGCGGATTCTCTGCGGTCGGCGTCGAGTTCAAGAACCAGGACGGCACCCTGCGCGCCACCGATCAGGTGCTGCTCGATCTGGCCGAGCGCTTCAAGGCCATGCCCGATGGCGCGGAAAAAACCGCGCTGGCCGTGCAACTGTTCGGCAAGTCAGGAGCCGAGCTGATCCCGTTCCTGAATCAGGGGCGCGACGGCATCAACGAGTTGGCTGCCGAGATGCAGGCGCTCGGCGTGCAGATGAGTAGTGAGACTGCGGCGCAGGCGGGCAACTTCAACGATGCACTCGACAAACTGCATCTGGCCACTCAGAGCATCGGCAACCAGATCATTGCGTCCTTGCTGCCCGCCCTGAACGATATGGCCGGAGGCATGGTCGAGTCGGCCAAACAAGGCGGCACGCTGCGCGCGATTCTGGATGGCGTGGTGCTGGTGCTCAAGACCCTGGCGCTCGGTGCCGCCACCGTCGGCAAGGCCTTCGTGGCGCTTGGCGAAGCCATTGGTGCCGGTGTCGCGGCAGCGGTCGAAGCCCTCAAGGGCAACACCGAGGGAGCCAAGGCCATCATTGCCGACCTCAAGGGCAATCTGGTCAAACGGCTGGATGAGTTGGCGTCCTTCCGTGACAGCCTGTTCGATCCCAAGCCCATCGAGGTCAAGGCACCCAAGATCCAGGCTGATCCCGAACTACTGCAGCGTCTGGCCAAACCCAAGGCAGCCAAGCCCGCGCAGGACACCACAGGCGCGCAGACCACGCTGATGAAGGCGCAGCTGGACGCCGAGTTCGCGCTGCTCAAGGACGGTCTGACCCGGCAACAAACTGCGCTGGACGCTGCACTCGAAGACCGTCTGGTCTCGGTCCGCGACTACTACACGCAGAAAACTGCCATCGAGCAGCGCGAGCTCGATGCCGAGATTGCCCGCAAGCAGCAGGAGCTGGCCCGCAGTCAGCAAGTCGCCACCACCGGCAAATCGGAAAACGACCGCCTGCGTGCCAAGGCCGAAGTGGCCAAGGCGGAAACCGACCTCATCACGCTCAACAACAGGCGCACGGACATCGAGCAGGCCAATGCGCGCAAGGCAGCGCAAGCAGAGCGTGAGCTGACCGATGCCTTGGCGCAGGCGCGTGAGGAACTGGCACAGATCACAGGCACGGCCACAGATGCCGACCGGCAAGCTGCTATCGAGCGCAGCTACCGCGATCTACGGGCGCGACTGGCGGCAGAAAGCGATGCCGACGGCGTGTCGCTCATTGATCGGCTGATCAATGTGAAGGCTGCACAGGCCAATCTGGCGGCGCTCGAAGCCCAATGGCGGCAGGTCACCGAGCGTCTGCGCAATGCGCAGGAGGCCATCCAGACCCAGCAACAGGCTGGGCTACTGACCGAAGCGCAGGCTCGCCAGCAGATTGTGACCCTGCAACAGCAATCGGCCACCGAGATGGAGCGCTTGTTGCCGACCATGCAGCAAGCTGCGCAGGCCATCGGTCCGGATGCGGTGATTCGCGTGCAGGCGTGGCGTAACGAGCTGGAGCGCACCCGGCTCACGGTCGATGAAATGGCCCCGCTGTGGAATCGCATCGGCGAGAGCTTCGGCGGTGCGCTCAACGGGATGATCACCGGCGCGCAGACCTGGCGCAGTGCCTTGGCGAGCATCTTCCAGCAGGTGGCCGACGCTTTCCTGCAACAGATCGTGATCCAGCCGTTCCAGCAGTGGATCGCCATGCAGGCGCGGATGCTGGCGCTCAAGCTCGGTTTCATCCAGCAGGAGCAGACCGTCGATGCGGCGGCCAGCGCCGCCAAGGTCGCGCAAAAGACCACTGAAACCACCGCCGTAGTGTCGATGGATGCAGCCAAGGCGGGAGCCGGGGCGGCGGCGTCGCAGGCTTCCATTCCCTACGTTGGCCCGGCACTCGCGGTGGCCGCGATGGTAGCCATGGTCGCCGCTGTGATGGCGCTCTTGGGCGGCATCAAGAAGTTCGCGGGCGGCGGTCTGGTCTCCGGGCCGGGCAGCGCCACCTCGGATTCGATCCCGGCGCGTCTGTCCGCAGGCGAGTACGTGGTGCGTGCTGCCGCCGTGCGCCAAGTCGGCGTGGCCTTCCTCGATTCGCTCAACGGCTTGTCGGCAGGTCCACGTTTCAAGGGCGGCGAATTGGCCTTCGCAGCGGGCGGGCTGGTACCGGAGGTGAAAGTGCCGCCCGTGCAGCCGCAGATGAATCAGGCGGTGCGCATCGTCAACGCGGTCGATCCGGGCGTGACCCACGACCACCTGCAGTCGCCTGCCGGAGAGAAAGTCATCGTCAACATCATCGGGCGCAATGCACGGGCCATCCGTGCGGCGCTGCAAGGCTGAATTTTCAGAGGAAAGTCCAATGGCACTTCTGTTCATCGACGGTTTCGATCACTACGACCCACAGGCCGTGGACAGCTTTGGCGATCCGTGGCTCGCACGTGGCAAGGCGGCGTATCTGTCACCGCAGGCCACCCGGATCAATGGCCGTCGTCCGTCCTCCTATGCCCTGCGTTTACCGGAAGGCTCGGGTGGCGGCTATGTCAAGAACCTCGACGCCACCAAGACCAGCCTGATCGTCGGGGCAGCCGTTCGCGTGGTGCCGTACCAGAACACCTACACCGAGCCGCTGCTGCTGGGCGTGCGCGATGCCAACTCGCAGGTCGCGCATCTCGTGAAAATCGGCGAGGACGGTCGGCTCAAGCTCTACCGCTGGCAGTACGGCTACGACCAGCTGATCTCTGTGTCGGTGGCAAGTGCTCCCGCACGCGGTTGGCACTACATCGAACTGCAGGTCACGCAAGGCACCAGCAACGGTGTCCTGTCAGTGCGCATCAACGGCATCCTGGCCATCCAGATGACGGCGCAGAACACCATCCAAGGGGGTAGCCAACTGCTCACGGCATTCGTGGGTGCGGTGCCCGGCCAGAGCTGCCCGCTGACCATCGACGTCGACGACTTCTACATCGCCGACACCACCGGCACCATCAACAACACCTTCCTTGGCGACGTGCGCGTCGATGCTTTGCAGGCGCAGGCCGATGGCAGCCTGAACCAGTGGGCTGCCAGCCCAGTCGGTACCACCGCGTGGGAAGCAGTGAGCGATGAAGATGAAGCAACGGCGATCAGTGCGCTCAGTGCTGGGCTGCGCCAATCCTTCGATGTCGAGCCGCTGCCGGTAATGGCCACGCCCGCCATCTACGGTGTGCAACTGACCATGCTGGCGCGCAAGACCGACGCGGGGCTGGGCAAGGTCAGAGGACTCGTGGTCAGTGGTGCGCAGAGCGCCGTCAGCACCGACATCGTCCTGCAGGAGCAACTGGCGTGGCAGAGCACGCTGTTCGAGCGCAATCCGAACGGCAACGTGCAGTGGACGGAGGCCGCCTTCAATGCCGCTGAGTTCGGCCTGGAGTCGGCATGACGGAGCGTGTCGTCGTTCAAGACATTGCGGAGGTTTCTAGCAAGCCGACGCCGGGGAGCGAACTGCCCGCCTTCCAGGGTGAAGTGCTCTCGCGCGCCACCTTCGGGGCGAGCGCAGCCAGCTTCACGCCGGAAACAGCTGTCGCTCCGCTGCCGCCCAATCTGACGGCCAGCCTGCTGGCGGAATCCTTGGCGTGCCCCTGGCCACCCATCGATGCGCCGATCTTTCTGGTCGAAGTGTTGCGCCGGGACACGGCATCAAGCGCCATCGTCGCCACCGGTATGGATGCCTTTGGCGACCAGCCTTGGCCGGATGCGCAACGCGGCGTGTTTGCCTTCCGTCATGATTGGATGGAGCCCCTCGTCGAACGGCTGGAGTGGCAGACCAGCGTCACGCGGCTGGCCAGTGGCAACGAATCCCGGCAGGCACGCCGCCGTGTTCCCCGGCGCTGGCTCACCTACAAGGTGGGCAATGCCCGCCAGACCGACGCCTTGGTGGCCGACTGGCTGGCCGATCATCTCGGTCAAATGGCGCTGTGGCCGCTGCCGCAGTATGCGGTTCACCTGACCGAGTCCTGCGAACGTGGCGCACTGGCACTCAACGTGACGGAGGCTGACGGGCGACAGTTCGGGCCACTCTCGGCCAATGTGCATCTGACCTACGACGGGGTGCAAGGCTGGCAGGAGACAGAGAGCAATGGCCGCTGGATTTTGATCATCGCCGCCGATGGCTGGCAGATCGCCCAACTCAGCGATGTGGAAAGCGATCTGCTGTGGCTGACGGAGCCCTTGGCTCGCGCCGCAGCCGTGGGCAGCACCATCATGCCTTTGGTGTGGGGTAAGGCCATCGATCCGGCGGATCTCACGCAGTGGGTACCCGGCATGGTCGGCGGCAACGTCCCCACACAGATCCAGCCTGCGCCATTGCCCGACCAGGATGTCCTCGATGACCCATGGCTTGACGAGATCCCGGTCTGGCCAGATGGCAACTGGCGTGATGATCCGACGGCAGCCGCGCAAGCCACGATCACCCGCCAGGATTTGTCCCCTGCAGATCCGTGGGTGCGCCGGGACGATCCGTGGGCGACGACAACTTTGCAGCGGCGCTATCTGGCCAGCTCACTCGATGAAATCGAGATCTGGCGGGCGCGGCTATGGCGCACCCAGGGGCGTCTGGAAGCCTTCTGGCTGCCCGATGGCTTGGCCCCGATCCTGTGGGTGACCGCAGAGGCCGATCTCGAAGACGGCTTCCTACTCGTAGATGGCAAAGACGTCTCTGCGTTCTGGCATCGCCCCGCCGCCTGCTTGATCGTGCATCCGGACGGTTATCGACAGTACGCCCTGACGGCGACTTGCCATCTGGATCAGGGCGGTGTGTTGGTGCTGCGCTCGGGCCTCGACGACTGGGTGCCCGCAGGCAGCCGCGTCATTCGCCTCGTGCGCTGCCGCCTCGACCACGACGCTATCGACTTGTACTGGCACAGCCCGACGCTGCTGGAAATCACCCTGACCGCGCGCCAGTTGCCCGAGCCACGCGGCAATGACCGTCAAACCTACGAGGGAGAGTAAGCACGATGAGCCAGAACCCATTGCTGGAAGTCGAGCTATACGCCTTCGCCAGCAACAGCGCGCAGTTCTATCTGACGCCGCACGAATTCGATGTTGATCTGGATGGCAACCTCTACAAGAGCCTGGCCTTGGAACGCAACGAACTGGCGCTGGGTGCTGAAGCGGCGAAGGCTGGCTTGGATCTGAAACTGCCGCCGAATTGTGATTTGGTGCGTCACCTGCTCGCCAACTCGCTGACCGGCGACACCACCTCGATCACCCTGCGCATAGGACGGCGCGATACCTGGGGCGACTACTGGTGGATCTCCGGCACGCGCTGGATGGGCCGGGTGCTGGGCGTCGAAGTCGCCGACGATGTGGCTCGTGTTCGCTGCGAATCCGCGCAAGTCAGTCTCAAGCGTATCGGGTTGCGGCGGCTCTACAGCCGCAAGTGTTCCCACGTGCTGTACTCGGCTGCCTGTGGTGCCTCACCGATTTCTGCCAGCGCCTTGGTGAGCAACAGCAATGGCCGTAACGTCGATCTCGACGGTGGCACGCCCGGCAGCGTCAGTGGTGGCTTGGCCGGTGGCTGGCTGCAAACCCCGGAAGGTGCGCGCCACATGATCGTCAATGACTACGGTGGTGGCGTCGAGTTGCTCTATCCGGTGGCCATTGAAGTCGGCACCGAGGTGCTGCTGACGGTCGGCTGCGATCACAGCACGACCACGTGCGAGTCGCGCTTCGGCAACCTCGACAACTACGGCGGCTTTCCCGCCATCCCGAGTAAAAACCCGTTCTCGACGGGCGTGTTCTGAATCCCTGGAGAAATCGCCATGTGGTACCTCGTCGTCATCGTGGTGGCGGCGCTGGTTTCGGTCGCGCTCGCGCCGAAACCGCCCGAACCCAAACCGGCGTCCCTGTCTGACGTCGATGCTCCTACGGCAGAAGAAGGCCGACCGATTCCGGTCGTGTTCGGCACCGTGCTGCTGCGTGGCTCCAACGTCGTCTGGTATGGCGACCTCGAAGCCGACCCGATCAAGAAGAAAGGTGGCAAGAAATGACCACTCAGACCGTCATCACCATCGATCACGTGCGTGCCGTCGGCCTGTGTGTGAACGGCACGCGCGTGTGGTTCGCCCGTCACGATCTGGATTTCCGCACGTTCCTGCGCGATGGCTGTGATGCCGAAACCTTGCTGGCCACGGGCGATGCGATGGCCCTGCGCGTGGTCGAGCATGCTCGCCAGCACCCTAATCAGCAGGGGCACGGCTGATGGGCGGTAGCAGCAAGAAGCAAACCGTCGGCTACCGCTACCGGATGGGCCTGCATCTGGTCATTTGCCAGGGGCCTGTCGATGCCGTGCAGGAAATCCAGATGGGCGACCGTACCGCGTGGGGTGATGCCGACCGCGCGCCGCTGTCCAGCGGGCATGGGCTGACCAGCCTATCCATCAACAAGCCCACTCTGTTTGGCGGCGACGAGCGCGAGGGGGGCGTGGTCGGCACCATCGATGTGCTTTCTGGTCATGCCGGGCAAGGACGCAACGACTACCTGATGAGTCGCCTCGGCAGTTCCATTCCGGCCTTCCGGGGCGTGTTGTCCTTGGTAGCCCGCAAGATCCTGTTCGCGGCCAACAACCCCTACATCAAACCGTGGGCGGTGCGGGTGCGCCGCTTCACGGCGGGCTGGTTTGAAACACCGTGGATGGAGTGGAATGCCGAGGTGCGTACATGGGATGAGGGCGAAGGGCGCGAGATCAGCGTCGGCATGAATCCAGCCCACATACTGGTGCAGTGCCTCACCGATCCGCATTGGGGCATGGGCTATCCGCAGAGCACCATCGGCTGGAGTTTCTGGAACGCGGCATGGGCTTTGTCGAGTGAGGGCTTCGGCCTCAATCTGATCTGGACACGGCAGCAGCCTATCGAGAGCTTCATCAGCCAGGTCATCGATCACATTGGCGGCATCCTCTACACCGACCCGGAGCAAGGCACGTTTGAGCTCAAGCTGCTGCGCGACGACTACTGGATCGACGGGCTGCCGCAGTTAGGGCCCGACGAGATCGTGCGGCTGGAGCGCTTCGAGCGCGCCCAGTGGGGCGAGCTGCCCAATGAGATCACCGTGGTCTACACCGACTGGGCCACCGGCGGCGAGGCCACCGTCTCGGTGCAGAACCTGGCCGCCATCCAGTTGCAGGGCGGCGTGATCAACCAGCGTCGTGACTATCCTGGCGTCAACCACGGGCCGCTGGCCGCGAGGCTGGCGCTGCGTGATCTGCGGGCTTTGGGATCGCCGCTGGCGAGGATGAGCCTGACGGTAGCGCGCGACACACTGGAACGTGCACCGTTGCCCGGCGATGTGTTCCTTCTGAACTGGCCGCGCTTGGGTGTCGATCAGATGGTGGTGCGGGTCACCGGCATCGATACCGGCACCTTGGGCTCGGCCGAGTGGCGCATCGAAGCGATGGAAGATGTGTTCGGCATGAGCAACACCGTGCTCTCGCCACCGCCACCGTGCGTCGATGAACCGACCATCGAACCTTTGCCGCCCTCCTTGGTGCTGGCCATCGAAGTGCCGTATTGGGAACTGGCCCGGCGTGTGTCGCGCGCAGATCTGGCCTACCTGACCGACACGGACACCTATCTCGGTGCGCTGGCTGCTGCCGGTGGCACCGGGCAACTGAATTGGCAACTGGCCACGGGCGCTTCCAGCGGCGACCTCGCTACCGTTGTGGGCGAGGACTATGCGCCACTGCTCACGCTCGATGCAGCCTTGCCTGCCAGCGAGGTCGATGCCATCGGTGTGCCGGTGACGGCCATCAGCCAGCCGGAGAGACTGGCCGTGGGCGACTACGCCTATCTGGTGGCTGCCAATGGGGCAATTGCTGAGGCCCTTGCCGTCCTGGCCTTCGATGTTGCCAACGCGACCATCGATCTTGCACGCGGTGTGCTCGACACCACACCCCAAGCACATGCCTCGGGGACTCGTTTGATCGGTGTCGGCGAATGGCTGGCATACGAAGGTGCAGAACGGGCCCCGGGCGAGTCGGTGTTCGTGGGCGCGATTCCACGCACGTCGACCGATCAGGGCGATCCTGTGCTGGCCGCCAATGGGCAGCCGATGGTGCTGACCGGTCGGCAGGCTTTGCCGTATCCACCCGGTCGTATCCGCCTCAATGGCCAGACTGAGCCTGCCGTTGTGGCCGGTGATCTCAACGTCGCGTGGGCCCATCGCGACCGCACGCAGCAGACAGCCTACCTCGTGCAGCAAGACGAAGGCGATATCGGGCCAGAACTGGGCGTGACCTACACGGTGCACATCCGCAATCGCAACAACGTGCTGGTTCGCACTGAGACGGGGCTGCTCGGCTCCGCCTACATCTGGACAGCAGCAGTGGCCGCGCTGGATGCCGGTGCGCTGGGCGACCGCATCACAGTCGAAATCAGTGCCGAACGCGATGGTTTGAGCAGCTGGCAGCCGCAGGTGCGAGTCCTGGATCGCGCGGGCTACGGCCTGCGCTGGGGACAGTATTGGGGAGGTGTGTGATGGAAGCACGCATTGATGTTCATCTGCTCACACTGAACGAGCCTGCGGAATGGCGGGATGCCTGCATCGCCAGCCTCGAGGACGCACCGATCCAGTTGCACGTTTTGCCCGGCATTCCAGGCCGTATCGGCGAGGCACGCGCGGCAGGCTACGCAAAAGGCACGCTGCCGCTGGTGTCCTTCGTCGATCCCGACGATTTGTACGAGGCCGGCGCCTTCACGCAACTGGCCGATGCGCTGGAATCTCACCCGCAGGCCGTGATGGCCTACACCGACGAAGCGTTGACCGACGAAGACGGCCAGGACATCACCGTGCGGCGTCTGGCCTACAGCCGTTGGCAACACGCCCACAGCGCCAGCCACGTGCACGGCCTGATCGTGATGCGCCGATCTGCCGTGGAAGCCGTGCTCAAGGAAACCACCGACCTCAACAACTTCGCCGACTGGCTGCTGACCCTGCTCGTAGCCAAGCGCGGTGGCGTGCTCTACCTGCCCATCGTTGGGCGTCATTGGCGACAACACCCGCAGCAAAGCCACCGAACCGGCGACCCGGAAGCAGTCCGGCACATTCGCCAAGCATCGAACCTCTGGAGATAGACCATGTCATCGATCGACCCGAACCTTGGGCTCAACTACGGCTGGACGCTCGGCGAGAGCGGCTGGGACACCGGCATGGACGCCAACCTCAAGCGCCTCGGCGCTGTGGTCGGCCTGTCCGTGAAAGACCGCGACCTGACCACGCCACCGGCCAGCCCCGCCAACGGCGACCGCTACCTCATTCCTGCCGCTGCCACGGGCGTGTGGGCAGGCAAAACCAACCAGGTCGCGGTGCGCATTGCCGATGCCTGGGAGTACCACGCGCCCAAGATCGGCTGGCTTTGCTACATCGAGGACGAGGCCAAGCTCTCGGCTTTCAAGTCTACCGGCTGGAGTGCTGGCATCGCCATCTGAATTCCTTTCTTCGTACTCACCGGAAACCCGCCCACGAGGCGGGTTTCGCATTTCTGGAGACCGCAATGACCGAACCCGAACAACATCAGCCCGCGCTCATCGAGAACATGCTGCTCTTGCGCCGCGAAGACTTCGACGAGCTGCTCGACCGCGCCGCCCAACGCGGAGCCGAGCGTTGCCTCGCACATCTCGGCTTGGAAAACGGCCACGCCGCCCGTGACATCCGCGAATTGCGCGACCTGCTGGAAGCCTGGCGCGATGCCCGTCGCACGGCGTGGCAGACCACCGTCAAGGTCATCACCACCGGCATCCTGGCCGCGCTGCTGGTCGGTGCCGCCATCAAGCTCAAACTGATGGGAGGCCCGCAATGATCGAGACACTACTTGGTGGCCTCCTTGGCGGGGCCTTCCGTCTCGCCCCTGAAATTCTCAAATGGCTCGACCGCAAGGGTGAGCGCGGCCACGAACTGGCGATGCAGGACAAGGCGCTGGAGTTCGAGAAGTTGCGTGGCGCACAGCGGATGGCAGAGATCGGCGCGAGTGCGGACGCAGCGTGGAACGTCGGGGCCGTCGAAACCCTGCGCGAAGCCGTCCGCACGCAAGGCGACAAAACCGGTGTGCGCTGGACCGATGCGTTGTCGGTCAGCGTGCGACCGGTGATCACCTACTGGTTCATGGCGCTCTACTGCGCGGCCAAGACGGCGGCGTTCGCGGCCGCCGTGACCGCTGGCGCGGGCTGGGGCGTGGCAATCCTGCACGCCTGGACTGAGGCCGATCAGGCGCTGTGGGCCGGGGTGCTGAACTTCTGGTTCCTCGGGCGCGTGTTCGACCGGGTGCGGCCGTGATCGCGGTGCCGAAAATGGCCATCGAGCTGGCCAAGCGCTTCGAGGGGTTCGAGCGTAAGGTGAAGCGCGGAATCGAGATCACTGCCGTCCCCTACATCTGCCCAGCAGGGTTCTGGACGATTGGTTACGGCCATCTCTGCGATGCCCTGCACCCGCCGATCACCGAGGACGAAGCGGAAGCATATCTCGCCCGCGACCTGAACACGGCACTCGCCGCCACGCTGCGCTACTGCCCGGTGCTGGCCACCGAACCCGAAGGACGCCTGGCGGCCATCGTGGATTTTACGTTCAACCTTGGCGGGGGGCGCTTGCAGACCTCGACCCTGCGGCGACGGATCAACCAGCGGAACTGGCCTGCAGCCGTAACGGAGCTGCGGCGCTGGGTCTATGGCGGTGGCAGGGTGCTGCCGGGGCTTGTCACGCGACGCGAGGCCGAGGCCGCTCGCCTGCTCCGCGCCGCCTGA